CTAGCGTTAGGGTTTACTGGTATAGGCATAGCAGATAGCTTTATCCATGTGGACATTCGCAAGACAACTCCAGTTATTTGGACGTACAATTAACTAAGACTTCCCAACAATCTCTCAATCGTGAATAAGATTAGGGGTAAATTAGCTCTGTTTGTACTCTCCAACTATTCCTTATGGGTAAAGTAATGGAAAAAGTAATCGCTAAAGCCAAAGAGCTTTCTGAAAGCCTTGGTCTTAAAATATCTACAGCAGACAATCTTTCTGTAGGAAACACCTTTATCGGTCTAACTGTCTACGCTGTCGTGGTAACTTTAATCTTAGTATTGTGACAGATTTAAAAGTAGAGCTACTTGACTGGCAGAAAGAAGTCTTCCATGACGATGCCAGGTTCAAGGTAATAGCTGCTGGTAGACGAACAGGCAAGTCTCGCCTAGCTGCTTGGATGCTAATCCTTAACGCATTGCAAGCCGAAAGAGGCCATGTCTTCTACGTAGCCCCCACTCAGGGACAAGCACGAGACATCATGTGGCAGACACTGCTAGAGCTGGGACACCCAGTCATATCAGGGAGCCATATCAACAACCTTCAGATAAAGCTAATCAATGGAGCTACTATCTCACTGAAGGGAGCAGACCGTCCAGAGACTATGCGTGGTGTATCGCTTAAGTTTCTTGTCATGGACGAGTACGCTGACATGAAGCCAGAGGTGTGGGAACAAATACTACGTCCTGCACTGGCTGACCAAAAGGGTTCTGCTTTGTTTATCGGAACACCTATGGGGCGTAACCACTTCTACGAGCTGTACAAGTATGCTGAGTTAGGTGATGACGAAGACTTTAAGTCGTGGCACTTCACCAGCTACAACAACAACCTGATAGAAGCCTCTGAGATAGACAGAGCAAAGAAGTCAATGTCTTCCTACGCTTTCAGGCAAGAGTTCATGGCATCCTTTGAAGCATTAGGTTCAGAGATGTTTAAGGAAGAGTGGGTATGCTATGAAGAAGAAGAGCCTAGTGGCGGTGAATACTACATAGCTATCGACTTAGCTGGCTTTGAAGAAGTAGGCAAGAAACGAACAAAGAATACTAAGCTAGACTCGACAGCAATAGCTGTTGTTAAAATACAAGATGACGGTAGTTGGTGGGTAGCTAATATCATTACAGGCAGGTGGGACTTAAATACTACCGCTGAGAAGATACTACAGGCCGTTAGAGACTATAAACCATTAGCCGTAGGGATAGAGAAGGGTATCGCTAGACAGGCTGTAATGTCCCCTCTGAGCGACCTGATGCGTAAGTACAATACCTTCTTCCGCTGTGATGACTTAACTCACGGTAACAGAAAGAAGACAGATAGAATCATGTGGGCTTTACAGGGACGCTTCGAGAACGGAGTCATCTCTTTAAACAAGGGAGAGTGGAACATGAAGTTCTTAGATGAACTCTTCCAGTTCCCTAATGACCTAGTACATGATGACACGGTAGATGCTTTGGCGTATATCGACCAATTAGCAAACGTAGCCTACGGTATAGGTGATATTCCACAAGAAGACTATGACTTCTTAGATGTGGTCTCAGGATATTAAACATGGCAGATGCTTCATTATCCCCAGAAGAGCAAAAGTATTTTGATTTTGTGAGTAGCTGGCACAGAAATACTATAGCTAGTAATAAAGTAGCTAAAGATGCGCAAGGTAGGAATGTCACTGTTAATGCTGTAGGGCTGCCTATCGGGGATAAAATTTACATGGTTCCCGGTTATTTACCAGAAACAGGCGAAATACTTACCGAAGATGAGGCATACAGTTATTGGAAAGACAAAATACCTCAGTTAGAAAAAGAAGGGCAACTATCAGGAATTCCTAATAACTGGATGGGAAATGACATGAGTCAACACCCTGCTAATGTTATGGCGCGTAAAAACCATGAGTTTATGGATAAAGAAAAAATAGAAGAAGACGCTATAGCATACGATTATTCTAAGGTGGATAAATGAAAGAAAAAGAGATGTTC